ACGCAATGAAGCAGGCCGCGATCGAAAAGAATGTGGCCATTCGTTGGGGCGCCGCATGGAATATCCCGGACATCCGGATGTGGCGTGGCACGATGGAAGAGGCGATGAACCACTACATCGATGAGCGTCGCAAGCAAAACAAAAGGCCGTTCATTGACGGCCCACATTTCGAACTAGTTTAGTTGTCTCCTTCCCGTCAGGCTTTAGCAGTTGCCAAACTCCTTCACGACGGTTAGCCCCAGGGTTTGCGCCCTGGGGTTTTTTTTCACCTGGGTGCGCATGTGACATCAATGACGATGTCTGCTGAGTACCCGTTGACTTTGCGTTTTCCATACATCATGACGGCGCGAAGCCCTGTTGTTTCACATTCACGAACCGCAGTGATAACTTCGTTGCGGCTTAATGAGTGAATCTGTTTATCAAGAATCAACTCCTGCTCGACTGGTGTGGGTGGCATTGGCTTGTTGCTTGCGCACCCACTGATCCAGCCAAGGGAGCAGACAATCAGGATCGTGATCATTCTGTTCCTCATGGCTTTCCTTATTTGTTGTCAGTGGTAAATCGGTTGCTCTTCTCGAAAGCCTCGACATCGTCGATGCGGTAACGCACCTCGCTGTTTCGGCCATCGCCCAGTTTGATGTAAGCCGGTCCGATGTTGGCCACCCGCCACTTGCGCAGGGTGTTATCGGCGACCTTCCATCGCTCGCACAATTGTTTAGGCGTCAGTAGTTGAGACATTGGGCACCTCCGGTTGTGTGATTTCGCCAGTTGCCTGGTCAATGACATCATCCGCTGGCTGGCCCATAGAGGCCTTCAGGCGGCTCAAAGGGGCTTGTTGGGCCTCTGGTACCGGCGTGATGTTTACGGCCTCTCTACGCTCCACCTGGACGAATCCTGATGCCTCGTTGTCGTGCGCAATAACCTGGTCCAGATCTGCGCTCGATGGCAGGCGCTTGGCCATGCGACGAATCACAGTCTTCTTGGCCATCTCATCCCACCATTCAACCCATGGGCCAAACTTGCCTGCCCGGCTGGCGGCTCGCACCTTCTCAACATCGGACACGCTCATCACCTCGCGGTAGATCGCGCCGTCCTTGGTCTTGGCCACGGCGTACACAGCTATGGGTTTGCCGCGATCCTCGCCCAGGAATGGCTTGTGAACGATGTTCTCGTTGTCGCCCAACTCGTACTCAAAGTGGTCCTTGTCGTACGCCACTTGTGCGCTGATGCTGGACAGTTCGCCTGAGTTGCGGATCTTTTTTAAGATGCCGCCGACCATGGGCATGTACTGAACTTTCTTGCCTTCCTTGGTGTTGAAGATTACGGGCGCGGCTTCCCGGCCATCCAACAGCAGGCCATCTTGTGCGGCCTTCATGCATGCGCCAAGCAAACTGCGGCGGTCGGCGCCCAACAGGTCTGGGTTCATTTGCACTGCGGTCAGTGTGGTGCGAATAAACTTTTCGACCGGGATCTGCGGTGGCAGTGCGGCCTGGAACTCTGCCTGCATGCGCACAAGGGTGCCGCGCATTGCCTCGATGGGTGACAGTTCGGTGCTGGTAGTCATGCTTTGTCTCCTTCAAATTTCAATTGGTCTTGCTCGGTCACGACGCTGGCCACTTCCAACTGTGTGCCCGTGCCCATGAGTTTGGCTACATCGATGGGCCTGGCCACATCAACCTGGAACATTTTTCCTGCAACATGGCGCAATGCCTGTGCCTGACTGATTGCTTGGACCAGGTGTGTTTTGGTGCCGCTGGTGACTTTGTAAATGCGTTGCTCGGTTGCCATGGTTTACTTCTCCTTCTTTGAATAAAAACGGAAACTGCGGTAGCCCTCGGTTGCGCCGATGACTGTGCCGACCATCTCAGGTGTGATGAGAGTGCCTGATCGGCCTTTGACTTGCCCCGTCGATAGCGAGCCAAAACTGGTTAAAACTTTGCTGGCGCGGCCAATGCGCTCCAGGATCTCTGCGCGTTTCTGGTCCTTAATCTTGTCCAGATCGCTGGCCTCTCTACGCACAAACTCAAACTGCTTGATCATGTCCTCAAGTTCAGCATCGGCCTCGGCCACCAAGCCCTCGTCGGCGCCATTGCGCAATTGCTTGATGATGAACTCGGCGTCCCTGGTGTAGTCGGCTGATGGCGCGGTATTGGCTTGCACAAGATTCCAGAACTCGCTGGTGCGTTCGCGTATACTTTTACCAATGTCCCGATCGCGATTTCGGAGGACTATCTTTTGTTCATTCCCGCCGACAAGCGCCACAATTGCGCACCAGTTGTAGTCGGCAATTTCCATTTGATGCTGGACCTGCAACTCGATGTGCTCGGGCGCCTCAATGTTGCCGTTGCCGTCGTCGATCCATGACTTCTGATATTGCACCCAGTCGACATTCTTGACCTCGAGAATGCCCGGGCCATTGGCGCTGGATTTGATCTCAAAGTCAAAGCTGGACCCGATGCGTGCGGCCTGGTCGCGCATGTACACATTAAACTTGGCGATGTCCCAGCCCATGTCTTCAGCGGCGCCGTGCGCAATGGCCGACTCCAAGCGGTTGCCCCACTTCATTCGTTCGTTGGGTTCAAACTTGACGGTCACGCCATCGCGTTTTTGGTGGAACAGTTCGAACTCAGTCAGGTAAGGCGACAGGCCAAACAAGGCCGACACCTCGGTGCTGGTCACATCCTTGGCCCGCTCGGCAAGCCACTGCTTTTCACTCTCAATTTCGATTCTTTGAATAGTCATCAATCATTCTCCATGTAGTCATAAATCAATTCCTGGATCGCGTCCTCATCTCGCGCTGTGAGTTTTTTCTCAAGCCACTTGGCGCGGTAGCCTTTGCGGTCCAGGATCTCAAAGTCCCCTGACCCACCTTCTGCCGGGTAGCAGTTCTCAGGTGGGCCAGAGGTATACGCTGGCGAGTAGCCCTCGTAATCGGTGACGCCGACGATGCAAGGGATGCCGCACACGCGGTGCTCGATCTCGGCGATGTAGCTGTTGCGCTTCACAGCATCACCCGCAATTCTTCAGCTTCCTCGCTGGTTGAAAAGCAAGTAATGATGACCTCGTGGCCACGGGCGTCGGTGATGGTGATGTCTCTCGTGTACAGCGGAGTGTTGCCATTGATCTCACGAACTTCGCTGATGACGATTGACTTGGTGTTGTGGATGCTGATGTCTGCCATTTGTATCTCCTTGTGGTGATGTGTTGAAATTATACTCCAGATCGTTGATGTAGTGTCAACGACTATTTTCGACGATGTCGCCTGCCGCAATCCAAAGGATGCGCTGAATGTTCTGCTCGTGGTCGGCCAACTCCTGCTCATCCCAGGCGCCGTACTCAGCCAACTCTTTGCGCAATGCCGCTGGATCGATGCGCTCCAACTGGCGTCGGATCTTGCGGTTGTTGGATAGCGCTTGGACATCGTCGTCGCATTGGCCCTGGTGCGATGCTGACTGAGCCTGGGCCATGGTCATCTCGATCTCGATCGTGCCGTGTGAGGATGTGAACCACATGATCAAGCCCCCACTTTCACAAACTCAATCTTGCCCAGGGCTTTTGCGGCCCGTAGCAGGCGGCTTTCCTCGGCAGGCAGGCAATACCCGTCCTCAATCAAGCGCTGTGCCTGACGGCCAAACCAGCCTTGCAGTTGCCAGGCCAGGCCGGTGTCGATCAATGTCTGCCAGGCCTCGATGACTTGGTCGTTGCTGTCTGCTTCAATAAAGCCTTCTGCGATGCCGGTTGCTGTGTATGTATCCATGGTGATCTCCTTAAAATGGTGCGTCTGGTAGGGTGCTGATGTCGAACTTGGGTTTGCGGCGACGGGGTACTTTGCGCGTGATGTGCGGGTAGGACGGCTTGTCCCAGACCCAGCGCACCACGGCGCCGTCGTCATCCAAGATGCCGTACTGAATCATCGTGCTGTGGTTTTGATGCTGAACACAGCGGTGGTGCTGGTGTACGACGCGATGGTGTCGGCGCTAATGCCCTGTTCTTTGGCCAACTTTTTCCAGTCGGTGACAGCGCGGTCAGCTTCGCAATAGGTCGACTTGAACAGGGCGCCTTCAAATACAGTCGCGCCGCCTTTGCTGGCCACATCTTTCATAGCGTCTTTGAGGGCGTCGGCTTGCTTGGTAAGCGTGGCGATCTGGGCAAGCAGTGTGCCGAGTTCGTCAGCAGAAGCGGGGGTGGTGTTGATTGCAGTCATGATTCTCTCCATTGTCAAAACAGTTAAAGGGTGCAAGCGTTGGGTTAATAAGCCTGCGTCCGGATCTTTCCCAAAATGTCGTCACGGCCATTTAGCTAACTCTGTCAGGCCAGGTGGCCATCGCTCGGTGCTGAATGCGGTATCGTTTTTTCGTCCGATATGGTGATCTTACATCAACACATATCCACAACGCAATACCTATTCCGAGTGATTTATGTGGGTATTCGTTCCACCCAGGTAAATCAAGGGTTCACAAGGTGTTGCGCCTGTGTCATCATTGAGGGATGAACAACACTTTGAACAATCACACCTCGCCAGTTGAACTGGCCATCGACATGTTTGGCGGTGTACGCAAACTCGCCCGTGCCCTTAACCGCGATCCTGCCGCAGTGTCTCGCTGGCAAAAATCAGGCATCGTGCCAACCGCCATACAGCGTCGCCTTCTGGAATTAGCCTGGGAGCGGGGCATCGACATCACTGCGCACGACATTGTGTTTGGGCGCGAAGTCAATGATTGAACTGGTGCTGGGCTGGCCACCGTCTGAACTCTCGCCCAACAAGCGCCTGCATTGGTCCAAGGTTTCCAAGATCAAAGCCGCATACCGGCAAGCCTGCTGGGCCATGGTGCTCGAGCAAGCGGGAGCCGTAAGACCTGACATTGCTGGCAACATGCACCTGGTGCTCGAGTTCGTGCCGCCCGACCGGCGAAGCTATGATCGCGACAATCTGGTGGCCAGGATGAAGTCTGGCCTTGACGGCGTTGCTGATGCACTCAAAATCAACGACAAACAATTCACAACACTGACTGCACGAGTGGACGCGGGGCAGATCGGTGGTTTCGTACGCGTCCAAATTTCGAAGGAATCCAACACATGAACATTGCAATACTCACCGGCAACCTGGGGCGCGACCCCGAACTGCGCCAGCACAACGGCGACAACATCCTTAACTTTGCCATTGGCGTGGCCATCGGCACCAAAGACAAACCCGAAACTATGTGGGTCGACTGCGCACTGTGGGGTAAGCGGGCAACCAGCCTGCAACCGTACATGGCCAAAGGCCAACGCTTGACCGTCAGCGGCCCGATCAAACTCGAGGAATACAAAGCCAAGGACGGCACGCCAAAAACGCGCCTACGCCTCTCTGTGGACCAGATAGACCTACCGCCAAAGGGTGATGCTCCAGCACGGCCACAGCAAACGCAACAAACGCAACAGCCTGCTGGTGACATGGCAGACATGGACGACGACATCCCATTTTGAGGTAATGAAGTGCCCCGTATGTCAGGCCTGGACTATCGTGAAGGAAACCAGGGCTAGGCCTGGCAACATCAAATACCGCAGGTACGAATGCGCCAACTTGCACCGATTTGTCACGACCGAAAAGATCGAAAGAATCATTCTGAAAAAAACTTCTTGACACACCCTCTTGGTATTGGTTTAGAATTAGAAAATCATCAACCAAGAGGAGTGTTAAATTGGATTCCCCCCGTATCAAAGCCGCCAAAAACGGCGAGCGCAAGTACACCGGTAAGCCCTGCAAAGCCTGCGGCGAGACACTGAGGTACACCATCAACGCGGCCTGCGTTGCATGCACCAACAAAGCCAAAGTCAAAAGCGATGACACCATACGCTCATTGCTTGACCAGGCCAAGGCAGGTGCGTGATGCACTACTACAACTTCAACATTGGCGATTACATCAAGCACACGATGCATTTGACTGTCGAAGAGGACATCACATACCGTCGATTGCTGGACTTGTACTACGACACTGAGGCTCCAATACCCACCGATATACCGTGGGTTTCCCGTAGGTTACGCATGGGTTCAGAAGTGGTTGAGTCAGTGCTTAAAGAGTTTTTCGAGATGACCGAAGAGGGGTACCGAAACTACCGTGCTGACGCTGAAATTGCGGACTATCACGCGTACATTGACAAGCAACGATCGAACGGAAAGCTAGGCGGCAGGCCGAAGAAAAGCAGTGGGAAACCCACCGCTAACCCAAGCCAAACCCAAGCTGAACCCAAAAAAAGCCTAAACAACAACCAACAACCAACAACCAACAAACAACAAACAGAGATAAAGACAAGGGACAAGCCCTTGTCATGTCCTGATGGTGTGGCACCTGAAGTTTGGGATGGATTCCTGACAGTCCGCAAAGCAAAGAAGGCACCGGTCACTCAAGCGGCAATGGCAGGCATCGAGCGTGAGGCACGCAAAGCAGGCTGG